TTGCGCCATTAATGCTTGGACACTTTCTATGTTAGCTATTATGTACTGTATGTAAGGTATACCTGCGTGACCGTATATATTAATAGCATTAGTAGCATGAACATCTGTAAGGTGCTTAGTCTTACTCTGGTCAAACAGCCTAACAGCTTTAGTCTCCATCATCCTCTGTGCCTCTGCTTTCGGCATAGACTTGTATATACTGACTTTTTCAATGGCGCTACAGTTACCTGTGGTTACAGACAATAGACTCCAAGGCTTACCCCTTGCTCGTTCAGTGTTTAGCCCTCCGCTAGTCATACGGTTCTTCTGCTTACCACTAGATATTTGGTATATTAAGGATGATAGTTCTTCACCTTTAAGTTCAGTAAGTTCGTCAATGTACAGTGGTAAGTTTTGATACAGTTCACCCCTGTTCATCCTAGAGTTTTTAGTGTCATTCTCTCCTAGGACTAATGATTCGGGCTTACCCCATATGGATGCCCCCACAAACATAGCAGTAGTCTTACCAAGCCCACTATCCTTACTATGCACATGAAATGCGGAACAAGCTACAGGGCATAACGCCATAAGAGGTGACCCAAACCCTGTACCTACTATGTACTGGTGCATCTCAAACCCATCACGGTCATAGAAGTTAGCCATGTCAATCCAGTCCTCTAACGTACCTTTAGGCTCAAACGCAGGGAACATACCAACCGTAGGAGTGGAAGGTGGGTTAGATGTAATCTTGTTAATGTGTACTTCTTGGTTACCTAGCACGAATGACTTAAAGTCTTCTCCTGCCCAACCAAACTGCCTACGCGCCTCTGTTGCGGTACTCTTAGCCTGTAACTCGTTTACCCATGTTGTCATATAGTTCATAAGTTCATCCATCCTACTAACGGCCACACCATGCATGGACATTTGCTTGCGCAACTCTTCCTTAGAAGTAACTGCTGTTAAGGGTACTGTAAATTCTCTAACACCATCTTTGGGCAGGTGTAATCTAATGACCACTGCCTCCCCCATCTCTATGTCTCGAATACGTTTAACTATGTACAAGTCATTGTGGTAGACCACCTTCTCATCTGGATCTCCCTCTGCGTTAACTGTACGCATGTATACACCACCATTGGCACCTCTAAAGAATGGCTTTGGGTACGTCGGAATCACATAGGTAGTAGTAGGTGTATTAGGTAAATCCAAGGCAGGTACTTCTACTATGTTATCTTCTTCCGTTGCTTCCATAACGCTACTACCTAATACTATAGGTGACTTTACCTTTCCCCAGTTAGGGCAGGCCGTACACACGTCAGGGTTAAACTCATCAAAAGACGTACACTTGTATGGGCCTTTAATAAGTTCCATCTTCTCGTAGGTATTTTCTTGGGAGTACTCTTCGTGGTTTTTAGATATGTTACGTGCGGCAGAGTCAGAGTCTACACAGAACTTAGCGATAGATAGCCCTGCCCTCCACATAGGTTCACTACAATTCTCTTGGTCTTGCCATATGGTACGTAGCTGTTCACACCCCGTACCTTTCATAGTCTTAACTATAATATCTTTAAAGCTATTCTGCTTGTTGCCCATCAACGCATCCATCACTGAGTTTGCGCCTGAAGGTACCATTCTCTTAGGAACTGGTATCATCCCACCACCAAGTAACATGGAGAACTTATCAAAGTCCACTTCGTCTGGTACATCTGACGCTAAGAACTCTACAGGAGATGGGGGAGTAGTCTTATAATTATGAGTAGTAGGTACACGCAGTACCCTAGCGGCATCGGCAGTAACTGCGGGATCGGCTAGTAGTTTGTGTTCAGCGCATAACTTCTTTAGACGCTCTGCTACAGGTAGCCAATCATCTATACCTACCGACTCAGACAAAAACCAGTATGCATGTATGCCCCTACCAGAGTTAACTAGCTTGGGCTTAGGTAGTGATAACGTCTTACAAAAACCCTGCAATGCTTTGAGGGCTTCATCTTGATTCGGATAGTCTTTAGTTTCTCCACAGTCTAGGTCTAGAAAGAAAGACTTTAGTTGTTTTACGTTGTTAACTTTACGGGAGTTGTTCTCTTCAAACGTAGCTAATGCAAAGTAGGCATCGTACCCCTTACTGTCTAGGTCACGAGCCGCGTCAGCCATATCCCCTATAGAAGTGTAGAACTTTTGTATGCGCTTATCGTCTTTAGTACGAAACGAAAACAAACAATAGTACCCTTCACTCCCCAGTGTTCTCCTTAAAAAATTTTCTGTATTCATATGATATACCTAATTCCGAGAGGTATCGTAGCAGGGGCGTTTGCACGCCCTTTTCGGAAATAATCCTAGCTACAGTTATGGTGTTACAAGGGACAGTTAGTCGTCCCAATCAGCTACTATGTCAGCCAACGCATCATCAGATGCTTTAGGTGCAGGTGCTGTTTTCTTCACTACCTTTTTTGGTTCTTTTACTTTGGTAGGTTCTTCATCCCCAAACAGATCATCAGATACTACTGGTGCTTTCACTGGTGCGGCAGTTACTACTTCAAAGGGATTCTCTTCTGAGGAGAATTGAAATCCACCCTCTACAGCGGCGAACGGAGACGCGGCTTCCATAGGTACGTACTTAATTACCTGTACGGCTCGTAGCCTAAGAGATACACCTGCATCGCGCATGAAGTATGGAATAAATCCAACCGACACGTTGACAGTACTTCCAGTAGTAAGCATGAAGTCTTCAGGTAGTTTAACGCCTTTTGAGTCATACTGTACAGGCTTAAACGTAGCGTCCTTACCGTAGGCACCTTTCAAAGATGCTTTATAGGAGTACGTACCATCTTCTTCCTTACCAAAAGGCATCTCGAACTTGTCGGGCCATCCCTTTTCTTTCTTAGCTTCATACGCTTTTACCATCTCTACGAACAAAGCCTTAGCCTTCTCCTTAGACATACGAAACTTAGTTTCGTACTTAGCCCCATCATCGAAAGCATCGCAAGGTACAGTACGGTTTTCAGCGCTGTCGAACTTGTAGGTTTTATTGATACGAGGCCATAGGGCTTCGACGTTTGATATAATATATTGACTATTTGTAGCGGCCATAATAATTTCCTAATTGTTTAGTTTGCGTTTAACTCAAAACCTTCAACTGCTGAGAATGGAGACACAGGTTCACTTGTTAGTGGGACAGTCATAGTAATCGCCCGCGATGTATCTGGGTGGTCGATCATATTACATACTGCCTCATATGTGTCTGCATCTAAACGGTCTACTGGTTTAAAGCAAAGTTTTGGTACAACGCTATCACTGTCAAAATATACCTTGGTAGTAATAGCAACTATTGGGGTATCGTGTTTGGCTAAGAGTCGAGCATAGTTTTGCATACCCATGTTACCTCCTCTATCGCCCCCGAATATTGACGAGGCAGGTATCTGTAACTGATACACCTCATCGGGTTTATCCCCAAATACAACTGCTAGTCGTTGTGAGAACCGACAAGCCCTACCCCCATAAGAACCTGAACCTCTAATATTCTGAGGGCAGTCCATACAACGCATAGCTTGCCGTTGATCTTGGGGTACTTCATTATCTGGTAACTGTGTGTCAGGTGACCAACACGTAGGTACCGCAACCCTGTTAGGGTCGTACGCATCGCCATAGTAAGCGCGAGATACTGAGGCGGCATTAACTACCACCACATCTATAGAGTTTGAATCCGCAGTGCTAACCTCAGTGCCGTCAACTACAAAGTGAAACTTGCCACCACGTATGCTTATTCGACGTTGAGAGTTATCACTACTCATCATTATCTAAGTCTAGTTCTAGCTGTTCATACAATGTATCAGGCTTTTCTACAACCTCTGCCTTAGACGCTCCAACTAGAGCACCTTCAACATCAGCTACGTTAAAGCGGTAAGTGTTACCTACTTTTATGTATGTGTTCGGGGGAATCTTACCCTGCCTTACCCAAGCACGGATGGTAGATAGGGACACAGTGAAGTGTTTAGCTACCTGTTCTATTGGTACAAATGGTACGAGCATTATTTTCTCCTTACTGATATTACGTATTCTGAATCTACATTAAGACCTTTAGGTACAAGGTCGGGGTTCTCTTCTAGAAACTGTTTCATGTTCGTTTGGTTGAGTCGCTTATCAAGTAACTCAGGCGCTCCATGCTCTAATACAAATTCATGCATGTTGCTCCAATCGCTAGTCCAATACCTAGTCTTGGCAGACCTATAAAACAATCCTTCTGAAGACTTAACACTATCAACACCCTGCTCTTTACAGTATTCAAGTAACGCTCTCTTGACCTTGTCTATCTGCTCAGACAGTTTGCTATCTTCTTCTTTAAATGCCGCTGAAAGTTCTGAACGTCTATCCTTAATCTTCAAGTAGATCTTGGTTAACTTCTCAGCAGTGGACTTGACTTCCTCACTCATCGCACGCTCCTTTAGTAACGGAACGTCTACTTTAGTGACTTATTATATCCTAGTCAAGTATTTCTTTGTAAAGATCAATCATTTTTGTGTGGATGTTTATTCTATTGTCTAATAATGAGTAAACACGTTTCTCTGCGTGGGAACCTTGGAGCTGCACGACGGTACATTTATGATCTTGTCCTGACCTGTGTACACGAGCGTTAGCTTGGGCATATGTTTCTAGTGAACTTGTCGGTGCCCACCACACTACTGTGTTAGCCGCAGTCAATGTAACTCCATGAGCCGCTGACTGTGGTTGTATCACCAGTACCTTGGGATCGTCTTGTTCTTGGAACCGTTTAAATATATCAGTTCGCCTTGGCGCAGACACATCGCCACGTATCACTTCGGTTGCTATACCATCTGCGCGTAGCTTACTGGTTAGCATATCAATGGTGTGCTTAAACGGTACGAACACTAATACTTTCTTACTAGACTCGTCTATGACTTCTCTTAACACCTTATAGCGTGGGGATATATCAAACTCTAACGAGTCTCCATTGTCTGTGTACACTGCCCCTGCTGATATTTGTAGTAGTTTGTTCATGCTTACTGCGGCATTAGCGGCTGTTATTTGTTCTCCTGCCGCTTGCATTACCATCTTATCTTTTAATTCTTTGTAGTACTTTAACTGCTGTCGAGTGAGAGGTACCTCTCGCTTCACATATACCATAGGCGGTAAGTCCAAACATTCTTCTTTGGTAAATCGTATGGCAGGTTGTAGTACCCTATGCACTGTGTTCGTAGCATCTTCTTTAGGTACCCACTTAAAGTTAGTTACCTTACACATGACTTGATCGCGGAAAGAACCAAAGAACCTAGGCACTCCATTGGGGTTAACAAGTTTAGCTATGCCGTATGCATCGGTAGGACTCTGTGCCGCAGGGGTACCTGTCATCATCCATAGCCATGTACTTGGCCCGACTAACTTAGCTAGGGTCTTCCATCGTTTAGTCTGTGGATTCTTATAGTGAGTGGCTTCATCTACTATTATTAAGTCAAACCCTCCGTTAGCTACTGCGTCTTCTACTATCTCTACCCCGTCATAATTTATTATCACGTACTCAGCATCGCCCCCGATTATCTTAGTACGTTTAGCTTTTGATCCGTACGCTACGTCAACCTTGCGGTGCATAGCAAAGCTAAACAAATCATTTCTCCATGCCGAATCCATAATAGATAGGGGGCATACAACTAACACGCGGTTAATAGCACCTTGCTTTAGTAAGTAATCGGATGCCCATATAGCACTGGCTGTCTTACCTGTACCCTGCTCGTTAAAGCAGAACGACTTGCGGTTAAGTGTTAGGAAACTGGCGGTAACTTTTTGATGATCGAACGGTGTGTATTTACCTGTCCACTTGTAGTTAGATTCTATAGGGGAGGGAGCATTGATCTTCATGTTCCGCAACACCTGTGTTTCTTCTAATCCCCAGTTAACAAGTACTTGGTTGTTTGGTAGTTCTCTACTCTTAGGTATCACTGAGGTAACCTTTGCAGGGTTACGTAGTGTAAGCAGTAACGCCTTGTTATCTACTATCTTCATTTGTTTCTCCGATGCCGAATAGCATGAAGTGGGTGTCCACGTCACGCGAAAAAGTTAATGGCCTTGCTTCGTTCACAGATAAGGCTAGGTCTGAACATGGGTTAACATAACAAACCCTGAACTACCTTGATTTTATACCGTTTGAATAAAGCCAAAAGGGGGCTACGGTATTATTTAAAGACGCATCAGGGTAAGCGTCTACACCATCATTTCTTTTTCTTGTAGTTCCTACTACGGTTAGCAGAGCGATTCTCTACCGTCACTCCGTCTTTGTTACTACCACCTTTACTTAATGCTTTCTTATGGCTAACGTCTTTACCCTCACGCTTGTCGGCTTTGCCGTTCTTGTTAGCGTCTTTACCTTCCTTATCCATCTTACGTCTAGCACGTTGCCTTTCCATACGCCTTTCATGTTCTTTACTACCAACAGGGGCGTTCTTTTGTTTCTTGCGATCTGCTTTATTTTTGTACGGCATTAGTTTCTCCCATTGTGCACACACTCTGTCACTATGCAGTGACGTTTACATAGCCCACTCTGGTGTGCGTTCCACACGTTATTCTTGAAGGCTTGCTCCATACGGCTGTAGTCTGCTAACCATTTAGTCCATAGCTTAGACTCATCTTCTCTGCTGTAACTATTTTTTACTAGCTCGTTACATACTACAAACACTAGGCCACCCCTGACGTACTCTACTTCGGGCATATGTTTGAACACTGCTAAGGCCATCAACTCTAGCTGACCTTTATCAGCGTACCTAGTATTCTTACTTGTCTTATAGTCTACTACATAAGCTGTTTTGGTGCGTTTGTTTAGTATTATTAAGTCTGCTATACCTCTCCACCACACAGCATCATCAAAGAATCCACAAGGCTCAAGGTTCTCAGTAAGACCCATCTTCATCTCGCATATCTTATCTCCCTCCTTGGTGTTGAGTACATCCAACACATCTTTGCAGTACCCATACTTTTCAGGTAGTGGAGTCCCATCTCTTATATATTCTTCTGCGGCTAAGTGTACAGCAGTCCCATACAACATAGCCTCTGTCTCAGGTTCCTTGTAGTCCTTTGACACCTTTAGGTGGTAGAACTTCTTAGGACACTGCTCGAATGATTTGATCTTTGAGAACGACCACGGTGCAATACTCAATGTACTGTACCTTTAGTTATCATGTCGGACACAACTATTAATTCTTCTATTAATGTATGTAGCTCGTCAGGGTTTAACGCTATGCTATCTTTATGCTCGTAAGACCCCTCTACTTCACACTGCTCTATAAGTACTATGGGCCTACCTTTACCGTCTTCGCCTAGCACAACGCATAAGTAGTCACCTGTAGTCTCAGTGGTAGCCTCTTTCTTGTCACGCTTAAACTTGTTCATGTCTGTTACCTTACCCATTATCCGGCTGCCTCTCCGTAAGATTTACCATTGTCTGACTCACACGTAATAGGTAAGCCCTCTGCCCACGATGGGGTGGTACTCATGCAACCCTCAACAAAGGCGGTCGCTTCTTTCAATTCATTCTCAGGTACACAGCATACTACAGAATCGTGTACAGTCAGTGCTACCTTATACTTCTTAGCAATCGCTAACATCTGGTCACCAATTATACACCTAGCTATCGCTTGGCATACGTTCTCCGTAACCTTACCACCGTATATCCTAGTGCGTCCACGCCTAGTCTTGTAGCTAAACTCTGGGCCACGCACACCCTGCTCATACCCTAAGTCGTCATAACGCATGACTAGCCCTGAGGGTAATAGTATTCCCATACCCGACTGCGTTTCGACAGAGCGAACGATTCCATTCGGGCCTAGGCTCACAGCAGTACCGCGAGACATCTCAACTAACATGTTCTGACAGTCACGCCATAAGGTGTTAATCTTCCAGTTAGCATCTCGGTATATACTGACTACCCTACGTGCTTCTTCGGCTTCCATAAAGGTACCGAATGATAGTAGTTGTTCAGCAAACCTAATCGCACCCATGCCGTACCCACAACCTAAGATAGTAGTCTTACCTACAAACCGTTGTGCCTTGGTAACTTGTTCTTCGGGTATACCGTATATGACAGCGGCCATTTTTATGTAAACGTCTTCACCGTTGGCGAATGCTGATACCAGATCCTCTTGCCCTGCAAGCCATGCTAGTACACGCGCCTCAATCTGAGAGGAGTCACAGTCAATCATCACGTAGCCTTCGGGGGCAAGCATACTGTTCTTTAACTTCTTACCATTCACACCACGGCTAGGTAAGTTCTGGATGTTAATCTTATCATCACCTCCCCACCTACCTGTATGCGCGGCATAGTACCTAATGGGTACGGGCATAAGCCCACGCTTGGCTATACCTATAAACCTCTCAGTGCGTGACTCTTCTAGCGTACTCTTAGTACCTAGGCGTGACATCACTAACGCTTGTACACGCACATCTTTATGATCGGCTAACGCCTTAAATCCTTCATCGGTCTTGGAGAACGCGTAGGTCTGCTTACCTGTAGTAAGGCTTAACTTCATAGGGGGATTTACACCCAAGTCTCTTAGTATGTCTGCGAACTTGGGGTTACTCATAAGGTCTTTCTTTGTCACACCTGACGCTGTTATAAGGTCTTCCTTTATCTGCTTGGTATCTTCTAGGTGGTGCTCTAGTAGTCCCAAGTCTAACTCCATAACAGGTTCTATAAACATGCGTAGCGTGCAGTCTATTAAACGTAGTTCTCCTTTTGGAAACCCCTTACCCATACGGTTAAACAACTTATAGGTTAACTCCACATCGTTAACGCAGTAGTCACCATACTTATCCAGTGCTTCGTCTGTAAAATCTAATCGCTTCTTACCTACGGCATCAAGTACTTCAGTACCTTTCTCTCCAAGGTTATACCGTTGTGTTAACGCGTGTAGGCTTCCTCCAACCTCAACACCGTGTAATGCACGAGCAATACAAAGAGTATCGGTA